TTTATCACTACATTTAGTGGTGTTAGAATTTCTAAATATTCATTCCCGAGTATTACCGAACTAACAATGAGTGTTAATATTGATTTACTAAAGAGAATTAATAAATCATATAAAAAACCTAAAGAAGCAAAACCAACAAGTGAAACACCTTCTACAACACCAACATTACAGAATGGGTCTTCAAACTCTAATGGAGTTAGTACTAACTCAACTAATGGTTCAAGTGTGGGTTCAAGTAATTGTTCGCCAGTAAGTGCTTACCAAGGTTTAGATTTCATAACTAAACAAAATACACAGTATTCTTATAATGATATTATAACGTATGTTAATACTAAAACTACTAATTTTGATGTTAAAAGATTAACAATTGGTACTGTTTGGAGAGAACAAGGATATAAAAATGGTTATGTTAAAGGAATTAATAATAACTACGTTGGGTTAACTACTGATAGTGGTCGGTGGTCAGGTTTAGATAATGATAAAGTTAGTGGACAATTTTGTGTATCATCAACATCTGACGGTAGGGCTAGAAGTTACTTTTCATTCAGTGACCCTAACGGGTCTTTTGACCCATTATTGGTTAGATATAATAGTAACTCTATACGTACTCAACTGACAGACTATATAGGGTCTGACTTTAGTGAAGATAATTATGCTGTTGCGTATTCTAAGGTATATATTAGAAATTGGTTTAGAAGAATTAATACCGATAATGAACTTAATGATATATTAAATAACCCTACCACTGACGATGAAAAATTAATAAAAAAGACGTATGATAATTCAATCCCAATATTTAAACAGGCCTTTAGATGGTCTAAAAATAACGGATTGTAAGAAAAACGATAATAAACGTATATTTATATATAAAAGTAATATTATGAATGTTAAATCATTATTAGACCAGTATTTGTCAAAAGACACTAGAATTACTGAAAGAGATGCCGGAAATGGTTACAAAGAGGTTTGTGACTTAGACACAGGTGATTGTTATACAGTTAGTATGAGAGACGGACTTATTGAGCGAGTTGATAATACTAGACAAGTTAATAGAACCTTAAAGGTTGAAACACCTCATGGTGTTAAGACATTACTTAATGGTTAAAATAAAAAATTATGTCAATAGATAAAAAAATACTTGAGGAACTTAATAGACACAATACTATTAATCGTTACCTTATTGAACAAGAAGAACCTACAGACACAGCTGATGAAGCTGGTGATGATTTGGAGTTAGATATGGATGTCGAAGGTGGTGCTGAAGAAATTGCAGAACCAGTTGATGTTGATACTGACCCTGAAGTTGAAAAAATTGACGACGAAGGAAATGTTGAGTCTGATAAAGACATGGGTGGGGACACTGAAGAGTTAGATATAACTGATTTAGTGAATACACAGAACAAGATTTCAGATAAGCAAGACGAGTATATGGATACAATGTTCGAGAAGTTATCTGATTTAGAAGGTAAACTTTCTCAGATGGACCAAATTTTCACTAAGATTAATGATATTGAAGCTAAAGTCGAGAAGTATCGTCAAAAATCACCTGAGGAGAAACTACAACTAAGAAGTTTAGATAGTTATCCTTATAATCAAAAGTTAACCGATTTCTTTGCAGATAAAGAAGACGATATGGAAAAAACGGGTAAGAATGAATATATTTTAACTTCTGATGAGGTTGAGAATTATTCTGATTCCGACATTCGTAAATCATTCAACGGACCGACAGAATAAAATTAATTATTTGACTTAATTAAATTTTACAACTATAATAAAGACCACTCAAATAGAGTGGTTTTTTTTGTTTATAGAGTTTGACTTTATTGACATAATTACTATCTTTATTATTGAGTTTAAGAGAAAACAATTAACAGAGTAAAAAAAGAAAAATTATGGCAAATGCATTAGATGCTGTGTTATCACAGTATGAAAAGAACACCCAAAACACGGGTGGAGGTAACAGAATCTCTCAAGAAGACAGATTAAAAAGATACTTTACAACGTATCTTCCAAAAGGAACTAAGTCAGGACAAAAGGTTATTCGTATCCTTCCAACACCAGACGGTTCATCACCATTCAAAGAAGTGTGGTATCACGAAGTTCAAATCGACGGTAAATGGACTAAATTATTTGACCCAGGTAAAAATGATGGTGAGCGTTCACCACTTACTGAGGTTTACGAAGAATTGATGTCAACAGGTAAAGACTCAGATAAGGAATTGGCTCGTCAGTACCGTCCACGTAAATTCTACATCGTTAAGGTTATTGACCGTGAGAATGAAGACCACGGACCAAAGTTTTGGAGATTCAAAGATAATTACAAACAAGAGGGTATCTTGGATAAAATCATTCCAATTTGGAGACAAAAAGGTGACGTGACTGATGCTAACGAAGGTCGTGACTTGATTGTTGATTTGTCTAAGGCAAAAACACCTTCAGGAATTGAATACACAGTAGTTAAGACTATTATGTATGATGACCCAGCACCGATACACTCTGATAAGAGTCAGATGACGGAATGGGTTGAAGATGAGTTAACTTGGCAAGATGTTTACTCACAGAAACCTGTTGAGTATTTAGAGGCAATCGCAAGAGGTGAGACACCTGTTTGGGATTCAGAACTTAAGAAATACGTATACGGTGACAATACTGAAACAACATTCGGTAGTAGTGTCACAACTGAGTCTACAACAGAAAAAACTGAGGACCCACAATCTAAAATGGATGTGGATGAGGACTTACCGTTTTAACTAAAACTAACATGATGGTACCGATATTGTCGGTACCATCTTTATCACTAAAAAAAATATGGCAATTAAAAAAACAGATTTCAGTTCTCTGAAGAAGAAGTATTCTACTTCTGCAAAATATAAACCACAAAGGTTCTTTGATTTGGGTGAAGCGTTTTTAGATGCGGTTGGGGTACCAGGTCCGGCCATTGGTCATCTAAATATGTTCTTAGGTCATTCTGATACAGGCAAGACAACGGCTCTTGTAAAGGCAGCTGTTGACGCACAAAATAAAGGAGTATTACCCGTATTCATTATAACTGAACAAAAGTGGTCATTTGACCATGCAAGAACAATGGGATTCGAATGTGAGGAAGTTGTCGATGAAGAAACAGGTGAATTGGATTGGGACGGATTCTTCCTGTTCAATAACAACTTCGAGTACATCGAACAAATTACCGACTATATCAACGAACTATTGGATGCACAAGAAAAAGGTGAGTTAGAATATGACTTACTATTTTTGTGGGACTCTGTTGGTTCTGTCCCTTGTAAGATGACTTTTGATGGTAAGGGAGGTAAACAACACAATGCCGCAACATTAGCGGATAAGATTGGTATGGGTATCAACCAAAGAATTGCGGGTTCACGTAAGGCAACATCAAAATACGAAAACACCTTATTGATTGTTAATCAACCGTGGGTGGAATTACCTGACAACCCATTTGGTCAACCAAAGATTAAGGCTAAGGGTGGTGAAGCAATTTGGTTAAACTCATCTTTGGTGTTTTTATTTGGTAATCAGAAAAATGCGGGAACCAACAAGATTGCTGCGGTTAAAGACAAGAGAAAGGTTAAGTTTGCGGTAAGAACAAAAATATCGGTAATGAAAAACCATATCAATGGATTAGGTTATGAAGACGGTAAAATTATTGTAACACCTCATGGTTTCCTTGCAGGTAAGGAATCTACTGAAGAAAAGAAGTCTATTGAACAGTATAAAGGAGAACAAGCGGAATATTGGAAAAAAGTCATCGGTACTGATGGCGACTACAAATTGGAAGAAGTAAAAGAAGTCTAACCTATAATAAAGGTATTTTGACAAAAACATTATTAGTAGACGGAAATAACTTATTTAAAATTGGGTTTCACGGAGTAAGGGAATTCTACCATGAGGGTAACCATATTGGTGGTATTTTCCACTTTGTGAATACATTGAAAAAATTCTTAGTTGACCACAATTATGATAAAGTAATTGTATTTTGGGATGCTGAGAATAATTCTAATTCGAGAAGAGACATACTCGAACAATACAAAAGAAATAGAAAAAGAAGTCTTAACGAACAACAACAGATTTCATTTGAATGGCAGTTGTCGAGAGTTAAGAAGTATTTAGAAGAGATGTTTATCAGACAAGTATCCATTGATGGGTGTGAGTCTGATGACGCAATTGCTCACTATTGTAATATATCTCATGATGAATACAAAACTATATTTTCATCAGATAAGGACCTTACACAACTTATCTCAGACAAAGTAGAGGTTTACTCACCTAACCACAGAAGAGTCTATAAGGAAGGAGATAATATACCCCTTAAAGACATTTCAATACCACACTATAATATTACTACATTTAAAATCTTGTCAGGTGATAAGTCTGACAATATTGATGGTATTTATTTATTAGGGGAGAAAACATTTGTTAAGATATTTCCTGAGATATTGGACAATGTCATATCTGTTGACGATATTATACAACGTACTAAAGAATTACAATCGGAGGGAGATAATCGAAAGATTTTACAAAGTATCAAAGAAGGAAAAACTAAAAGGGGGGTTTTAGGAAAAGAATTCTTTGATATTAACAAAAAAGTTGTAGATTTGTCCTCACCAATGATAAGTAATGAAGGTATGGAAATGGTTGAACTCTACTACACGGAAGAGTTAGACCCTGAAGGAAGAGGATATCAGAATCTAATGAGAATGATGATGAGTGATGGAATCTTCAAATATTTACCCAAAAAAGACGATAATTGGGTAGAGTTTATAACACCTTTTATGAAACTAACAAGAAAAGAAAAAAAACGTTACAAAAACAAAATTTAAAAAAAATGAAAGAAAAAAATGACGTAACAAAAATGGAGTTTGTAATGATGTTGAATGAGAACATAGTTGTTCAAAGATACTTCAACGTTAGAGGTTACAATCCTAAAGCAAGAAAGAGTATTGATGTACTTGAATTTGTTAATGATTTTACAAGTGAGTTAACCGACATTTTGAAAGATAGAACTAACATGTATTTGTTAGACCACTACAATCAAATTGCGTTGGACCCGGCAATCTTAGACACCTCAAATACTGATGGTGAAGAGAATTTCCACATTAAAATTAGACTTGGTGATGAGACAATTTGTCATAGAGTATTTAACGGAAAATTATACCCACCTAAAATAAGATACACCGTAGACATACGTCCGCAACTAAAAAGTGTACTTAGGGGTCTAACGGATATTTTCTCATCTGAAGATTTAACTTACGAGTACATGGATTATAGCTTAGTATAACCATATTTATATTTTACCCTAAAGAAAATTAATTGATATGTCAAAAGAAAAAAACTTCGGTTACTTAGGTAACTCATTTCAAATACAACTTATAAACAACATCGTTATTGACAAGGATTTTGCCAATTCGATTGTTGATGTTATTGACCCGAAGTATTTTGATAATCAATATTTTAAAATCATAATGCAAATGATTAAGGAGTACTATAGTAAGTACGAACATACTCCAACATTTGCAACATTGGAACAACTTACGAAGAGTGAAATTAGTTCACCTATGGCTCAGAAGATGGTTTTTGACATGATAGAGAGTGTTAAAGAGTCACCTATTGAAGGTTCAGATTTCGTACAGGAAAAATCACTTAAATTCTGTAAACAACAAGAGTTACAGAAAGTAATGTCAAAGGCTCAGAAAATCATCGATAAGGGGGATTTCGAATCGTATGACCATTTAGAAGAGATGGTTAGAGAAGCGTTACAAGTTGGTGAAGTTGATACCGGAACAGCTGATGTGTTCTCAAATTTAGAGGTGGTTTTAGACGATGACTATCGTCACCCTATTCCGATGGGGGTACCAGGTATTGATAACCTAATGAAAGGTGGGTTAGCTAAGGGAGAAATCGGTGTTATATTGGCACCAACAGGTGTTGGTAAAACTACTTTCTTAACAAAGATGTCGAATCACGCATTTAACTTGGGTTACAATGTGTTACAGATTTTCTTTGAGGATAACCCGAAAATTATCCAACGTAAGCATTTCACACTATGGACTGAAATTGCACCTGATAATTTATCTAATCATAGGGATGAGGTAATGGAGAAAGTTAGGCAGATTAAGGAGAACACAAATAACTCTTTAACTTTGAAAAAACTACCTTCTGATACGATGACCATGAATCAGATAAAAAATCAAGTTAGGAAGATGATTGCTGAAGGAAATAAGATTGATATGATAGTTATAGATTATATTGATTGTATTACACCTGATAAGAATTTAGGTGATGAATGGAAGAGTGAGGGTTCAGTAATGAGAGCGTTTGAAGCGATGTGTCATGAATTGGACATTGTTGGATGGACGGCAACTCAAGGTAACCGTTCATCGATTTCTTCAGAAGTTGTAACAACAGACCAAATGGGTGGTTCTATTAAGAAGGCTCAGGTAGGTCACGTAATCATTTCTGTTGCTAAATCATTACAACAGAAAGAAATGAACTTGGCAACTATCGCAATCACTAAGTCTCGTATCGGGAAAGATGGTGTTGTGTTTGAGAATTGTAAGTATGATAATGAAATGTTGGTAATTGATACTGAACAAAGTATGACATTCTTAGGTTTGGAAGAACAGAAAGAAGAAAAACAAAGGGATAGAATTAAGGAGCTCATGGAAAAGCGAAAGCAACGTGAGAGTATTTAAAATAAAATATAAATAAACTAAAATAGAATTACTAGTATGAACAGTAAAGAAACTAATTATGTGATTAAAAGAAGCGGGGAGAAAGTAGAGTTTCAGTCCGAAAAAATAAAATATGCGGTATTAAAAGCAATGAAGAGTGTCGGTAATATTGATGATGAGATGGCTGAAAAAATTGCAAGAATAACGAGAAAAGGGATTTTCAGAGGGGAACCAGATAGAGTTCCTCACGTTGATGAAATACACGATATGGTAGAGAATAAACTTATGGATAACGGTCTAAATGATGTTGCAAAAGAATACATCATTTACCGTAAGGATAATGGTCCGAACATCTTTACAAAAAGAACGAACTTAAAACCTTACGAGTACCCTAATCTTAATGAGTATGTTGATGCTATTAGACATTCATATTGGGTACATACAGAATTTAATTTTACTTCTGATATTCAGGACTTTAAAGTGAATCTCGACAAAAAAGAAAGAACTGCAGTTAAAAGAGCAATGTTGGCGATTTCACAAATTGAGGTTGCTGTTAAATCATTTTGGGGTGACATATACAAAAGAATGCCAAAACCAGAGATTGGTAACGTTGGTGCTACTTTTGCAGAGTCAGAGGTGAGACATGCTGATGCTTACTCACATTTAGTACAATTATTGGGTTTAAATAATGAGTTTGAAACACTTTTACAAGTACCTGCAATTCGTAAAAGAATTAAGTATTTAGAGAAAGCAATTACAAATTCAAAGGCAGTTGAAGACAAGGAATACTTCGAATCGGTTGTTCTATTCTCAATGTTCGTAGAGAATGTGTCACTATTCTCACAATTTTTAGTTATTATGTCATTCAATAAACATAAGAATATGTTGAAAGGTATTAGTAACGCTGTTGAAGCGACATCAAAAGAAGAAAACATACATGCTGGATTTGGTTTCGATTTGGTTAACTTAATTAAAAATGAAAACCCAAGTTGGTGGACAGACGAACTAAAAGAAGATTTAATTGTTGCGACTATGGAAGCATACGAGGCGGAGTCAGAAATCGTAGAATGGATTTTTGAGGAGGGAGATTTAGATTTCTTAACTAAAAATCAAACTATGGAATTTATTAAACATAGATTTAATGTATCATTAAACTCTATTGGTGTCGATAGTATCTTCGAAGTTAACGAATCTTTGTTGGAAACTACAGAGTGGTTTGATGATGAGATATTAACTACAAAACACACAGATTTCTTTAATAAGAGAAGTATTAACTACAGTAAGAAGTCGAAATCAATTACATCTAACGATTTATTTTAACAAAAAAATTAAAAATATAATGAATAATAAAAAACCATTTGATTGGATTAATGAAGAATCAATTACCTTCCTACGTAGAGGATATCTAAGTGAGGGAGAGGAACCATTAGAAAGAATTAGAACAATCGCTAACCACGCAGAAAAACTTTTAGGTATAGAAGGTTTTGCTGATAAATTTTATGACTATATGGGTAAGGGTTGGTATTCCCTATCATCACCTGTATGGGCAAACTTCGGAAAAAAGAGAGGTTTACCTGTAAGTTGTTTTGGTTCTAATATTGGTGACAATATTGAATCAATTTTATATACGCAAGCTGAGGTTGGTGAGATGTCTAAAATGGGTGGAGGTACTTCAGGTTACTTCGGTAATATCCGAGGACGTGGTGCTGAAATCACAGATAACGGATTGGCACCAGGTGCAGTACACTTTATGAATCTTTTTGAGAGTGTTGTAGATAATATATCACAAGGTTCGACTAGAAGAGGTCGTTTCTCACCATACCTACCTGTTGAACATCCAGATATTATGGAGTTCTTAGAAATAGGTACAGAAGGGTTCCCCATCCAAGATTTAACACACGCAGTTACAGTAACTGATGAGTTTATGAATGATATGATTGCTGGTGACCAAGATAAGAGAGCAATATGGGCTAAGGTAATTCAAAGGAGAGGTGAGATTGGGTATCCATATATTATGTTCCATGACACAATGAACAATGGTACTGTTGACGTTTATAAAGACAAAGGAGCAACAATTAATAATTCAAATCTTTGTTCTGAGATTGCGTTACACAATTCAGAGGAAGAATCATTTGTTTGTGTTTTATCATCAATGAATGTTCTTCATTATGATGAGTGGAAAGATACAGATGCTGTTGAGGTGATGACTATGTTCTTAGATGCGGTAGTTACTGAATTATTGACGAAAATTGAAGAGTTAAGAGACAACGGAACAATTGAGGGTAAAAGAGCGTTCTTCTACTTAGAGAAAGCATATAACTTCTCTAAAAGGCAAAGAGCACTAGGATTAGGTGTATTAGGATGGCACTCATTACTTCAATCTAAAGGATTGGCTTTCGATACAAGAGAAACTGCAAGACTGAATGTTGAGGTATTTAAAAACATCAAAGAAAAGTCATATAAAGCATCGGAGCAATTAGCTGAAATGTTTGGGGAACCTGAATACTTAAAAGGGTATGGGAGAAGAAATGTAACGCTTAATGCGGTTGCACCCACAACTTCATCGGCGTTTATTCTTGGACAGGTTTCACAATCAATCGAACCCATTTGGTCTAATTGTTATGTAAAGGATGTTGCTAAGATGAAAGTCACAATTAAGAATCCTGTACTTAAAGAGTTATTAGTGACTATGGATAAGGATACTAAAGAAGTGTGGAATAGTATTAAACAGGCAGATGGTTCAGTACAACATTTAGATTTTTTAAATGATGAACAAAAAGATGTATTTAGAACTTTTGCAGAAATTAACCAATCATCAATTATCAATCAAGCGGCAGTACGTCAAACATATATTGACCAATCACAGTCGTTAAATTTAATGGTGTCACCTGATATGCCAACAAAAGATGTTAACAAACTTCTTATTGATTCTTGGAAATTAGGGGTTAAAACATTATACTACCAACACTCAATGAATTCCGCTCAAGCTTTCTCAAGAAAGAAGTTAGGGTTGAATGATTTACAATGTGTTGCATGTGAGGGATAATTGTTAAAATTAACATACAATAAATATAAAAGAGGACTTCGGTCCTCTTTTTTTTATAATTTATAGTGTTAAGATATTTATAGATAATGGCAAACGGTAAAACATATGGTATTAATTTTCCTTTTCAAGATAGTAGGGATGGAAAATACGTCTCACTCTCTCAAACAACTGATGAGGAGATAAGGACTGATTTGTTACATCTAATTCTAACTAGAAAGGGTAGTAGGTATTATTTACCTGACTTTGGTACTAGAATATATGAGTTTATATTTGAACCTATGGATGGTACAACATTCGAAGGGATAAAAACAGATATCACAAATTCAGTTGAAAAATATATACCAAACCTAACAATTAATGAAATTACAATTACACCTTATTTAGATGACTTAGAGTCTCAAGGTGAATTAAACATGGATAAATTAGGTGTTGGGGGGATATATAGATTACCTGGTAGGGGTGTCGAAGAGTATACGGCAAAATTAAGGATAGATTATACAATCACAGATAGTACTTTTCAATCTAAAGATTTCATAATTATAAATATTTAATAATAGATGGCAAGTAAAAAGATTTCATATACAGAAAGAGACTTTGAAGGACTAAGACAAGATTTAGTAAACTACACTAAACAATATTATCCTGAATTGATAGATAACTTTAATGACGCTGCGGTTTATTCAGTATTGATGGACCTAAATGCTGCCATTGGTGATAATCTAAACTATCATATTGATAGAAGTATTCAAGAAACTGTTTTACAATATGCTCAACAACGTTCATCTATTTTTAACATCGCCAGAACTTACGGTTTAAAAATACCTGGTAATAGACCTTCAGTAGGTATTGTTGATTTTTCTATTGTGGTGCCAGCATCTGGTGACCAAGAAGATACAAGATATTTAGGTATCTTAAGAGCCGGTTCTCAAGTTATTGGTGCAGGTCAAGTATTTGAAAATGTATACGACATTGATTTTGCATCTCAATATAACAACGAGGGTTTTCCTAACAGGACTAAGATACCTAACTTTGATTCTAACAATGTATTAATAAACTACACTATCACTAAAAGAGAGGTTGTTGTTAATGGTATAACAAAAGTTTTTAAGAAAACGGTTAACCCTAATGATGTTAAACCATTTTACGAGTTTTTCTTACCTGAACAAAACGTTTTAGAGGTTGTGGACATCATACAAAAAGATGGGACGTCCTTCCAATCCACACCAACGTATTCAGAATTTGTTAATGCTCAAGATAAGTGGTATGAAGTGGACTCATTGGCTGAGAGTACTGTTTTCATTGAAGACACGACAAAACCTTCTGACTTACCGGGATTAAAAGTTGGTAAATACATAGATACCGAAACTAGGTTTATAACAGAATATACGCCACAGGGTTTTATGAAAGTACAGTTTGGGGGAGGTACAACAACACCTGATGACCAGTTAGCTGAGTTTGCTAGAAACGGGGTATCATTAAGAATACAAGAATATCAAAACAATATTGGGTTAGGTAGGACAGTCACAGCTAACACAACTTTATTTGTTAAATATAGAGTTGGTGGAGGTGCACAATCAAATATTGGTGTTAATGCAATTAATCAAGTAGGTACGGTAAACTTCTTTGTGAGTGGTCCATCTAACACTATTAACCAAACGGTAACTAACTCATTAACGGTTAACAATGTCACTGCCGCTATTGGTGGTGCTAACCAACCATCTATTGAAGAGGTTAGAAATATGGTAACATTTAATTATGCTTCTCAAAATAGGGCCGTTACAATTAATGATTATAATGCATTAATTAGAAAAATGCCAGGAAAATACGGTGCACCTGCTAAAACAGCAATCACTGAAAAAGATAATAAAATTAATATTAATGTTTTATCATACGATTCAAATGGAAGTTTAACACAGACAGTATCTAATACATTAAAACAAAATATTGCTAACTACCTTTCAAAATATAGAATGATAAATGATTATATATCTGTAAATGTTGGTTTAGTGATTGATTTAGAGTACGATATTTCTGTTGTTATTGATTCGGGTCAAAACCAAGGTAATGTAATCACAAAAATAATTGATGAGGTAACAAGTATCATGTCACCAATTAATAGTACGATGGGTGAGAACGTGTTTATATCTGAGGTTAAGAAAAACATACAAGATGTAGCGGGTGTGATATCTGTGACCGATTTAAAAGTTTTCAATAAGGTAGGTGGTCAATACTCCTCTTCTGAAACTTCTCAAAGATATTCTGACCCAAAAACAAGAGAAATTGCGTTAATTGATGAGACAATATTTGCAGAACCATCTCAAATTTACCAAGTTAGGTTTCCAGAAAAAGATATCAAAGTTAGGGTTAAAAACCTTAAAAACGTGGACTACAAGTAATATACGTTTTACAAAACTTACTTATGGCTTTATCATTGTAAAACGGATAAATAAGTATTTATCTTAAAACTACTTTATGTCTAAATCATATAGAATAAGAACCAAGTTAGGAACCGACCAAAATATTAATGTTACGGTTGAACAAGATTTTGACTTTTTAGAGATACTTTCTTTAAAGTTAAGACAAGAAGACGTGTACTCAAGATTTTGTGCCGATTACGGTGTTGTTGTTGGTCGTGTGGTGGCTAACAGTGGATTTGGTATACCTAATGCTACGGTATCGATATTCGTACCAATAGACGAAATAGACTTACAAGACCCAGTAATATCTACATTATATCCATATAAGTCTGTTACAGATAAGAATGAGGATGGGTATAGATATAACTTACTTCCATACGAAAAACAATACGGAGGACATACGCCGACAGGAACATTCCCATCAAGGTCTGATGTAATGACCCGAAGTGAGGTTTTAGAAATATACGAAAAATACTATAGGTATACTGTTAAGACAAATGACTCTGGTGATTTTATGATAACAGGGGTCCCGCTCGGTAATCAAAAATTAGTGTTAGATTTAGATTTATCTAATATGGGGTGTTTTTCTTTGAGACCTCAAGATTTGATTAGAATGGGTAGAGGTGTATCATCACAGTTTAATGGTTCCCAATTTAAATCATCACAAGATATTAATTCATTACCTCAAATTATAAATCAAGTTAAAGATATTGATGTTGCCTCTTTTTGGGGTCAAGAGGATTTATGTAATATTGGGATAACAAGAACTGATTTCGATTTAAGGGATATAAATATTGAGATTCAGCCGACCGCAGTCTTTATGGGCTCTATTTTTTCGTCATCGGATAGTCAGATGTTAAAGAAGAATTGTAAGCCAAGAACAGAGCAGGGTGATTTATGTGGGTTGGTTACAGGACCGGGTGAGGTTTTATCTGTGAGACAATCAATAGATTTGGATGAGGATGGATACCCAGTATTGGAACAATACTTACTACCTAATGGGGGTAAAGTTATTGATGATGAAGGTACGTTTGTCACTGATATTCCAATGAATTTAGATTATGTGATTACTAATGAGTTTGGTGAACAGGTGACCTCTAATGACCCTTCAATAGGTATACCGACAAAAGGTAAATATAGATTTAAGGTTAAGTATCAGTCTGAGGAAAATGGACCTGCTGTCACTGATGGTATTTTTAATTTTATTAAAGGTGATATTATTAGAGCGAATTTTCTGGTCCCACAAATTCGTGAGTACGGTTGGCAAGGAAATGCGTCAAATCCTGGTGTTGACCCTAGTACGTTATCTACACCTGTTGGTAATTCAGTTGAAGTGTTTAATAATAGTAACGAAGTTCAAACATCATTTATTACTATACCATTTAATCGTAGTGTTGAAGTATTACAAAATACGGATGCGGAGAAAATAGAAACTTATGTTAATGGACAGCTAAGAACTGAGAAGTGGATAGATTTTCCATCGGGTGGTACATTAGAGATACGGGTCACTAAAAAACAAAATTCTACAGGTGGGTTCATTGTGCCTGTAAATGTTAGTTACACATTATATGATTACCGATATTCACAGTTTCAAAAGAGTTATGGGTTTTCATTAAATTGGAATGAATATGCGGATAAAGAAGCTGGTGTTAAATGTGAAGATTTCTTTTATGATATGGTATACAATAAGGTGTATACTACCGCTCAAATGATTGACGAACATAGAAAAGGTTCGGGCCGTGCTAAATTTATGGGTATTAAAGAGATACTTGATAGAGGATGTGAGTCAACAACTAATAAATTCCCAACGAATGACGGAGTTAGAAATTTTGATTTCTTATTTCTTTTATTTAATATAATAATTACGATAATTGGTTTTGTTGCGATACCATTGATAGTTCTATTACATGTAATCGCGGGAATTTGGCCGATACTTAAATGGTTTTTAGCTATATTTTTTCCGGCGTTTTTAACGTTTCAGGCGATTCAATTTGGTATCGCGGCGGCAGCTTCATTTCCGGCGGTTGGTTTAATAGTAGTCAACGCGTTACTCGCACTTGTATTTGGGGTTGCTGCGGTGGCGTTTGCAGTTATCGTGTCACCACTCCTTGTTAAATTTAAGTTTAAAAGTTTTAATTTACCAATGATGAGTTATCCTGATTGTCTAACTTGCGATTGCGATGTTGAAGATTTAGATGGTGATGAGATAACTACAAATATATTAACAGGTAAGAGTGGTAGTAGTAGTAGTGGTAGTGGTAGTGTAAATATAGGTCAATCATATGTAGTATGGGATAATAGTGGTGAAAGTATTTTGGCTCCACTTACAAATACTTCTACATGGGCTAAATTAGCTGGTAACCCCGCGAATGAACAACCTGTTGGTATGGACCCGAATAACTATAATGGTAGTAGTACTAAACAAAATGAAAAATATCAGGCTAATTTATTCGGTTTTAGATATGCACTTGCTGGATATGCAGATTTAAATTCACCACATTACGGATTACCAATGACTAGAGACTATACTGGTGGGGACCTACCATTTCCATCAACACTCCCCTCACGATATCTTTTAGAAACTCAGGCAACAGTTGCTCAGTCAATGAATCTTATGAATGTTAGGTCAAGATACTTTAATTCAGTATATAATACGACTAATGGTCAAAATATAATTAAAACTGAAGTCAACGGGAGTGCACCATTTACCGATAATGTTGTCATGATGTTAGTGTCTAACGGTTCATTCAATCAGGGAGATATTGTCACATTCAATGATGTGGGAGATATAAACGATACAAACTATAGTGGGGGTACAACAACAAATCAGTTTGGTTCTCAATCAATTACTGGAACGTCGATGATTACCACATCAAAAACTATTAATTATATTAATGAAAATGGTGGTCAATCAACCACAACAGTTACCGTAAGTGCCTCAACAACCGAGAAAGAATATGAATTTAAAACAGGTGTTGAGTATTTTCAGGTTATTACTACCAAAACATTTAATGATATACAAGGTACACCGGGTGGTATAATAAATCGACATTTTAATGATACTCAAGTTCAAACACAGTACTACAATCCCGATACTAATAGTTATAATTCATTTGTGACAGGTAACCCATTTGATTTGATGGGTTCTAACCTAACAAATAATTTTAAATTGGTTATTATGGTTAGGGGTGTTGACGTTTGGACAGATAGACAAAATATTAAATATGATTTATCAAGATTATCTGGGCTAGGTTATGGTAATGAAGTAGTGAGTGGTGATTTTTATATGAATGTCCCCATTCAAAAAATTACGAATGACAAATATAGTAATTCACCTCATACTGTATCATACACAGACCCAAATCAAAAACTTTATCACGAACCGTATAATTTTGTGGTTGACCCACTTACTTACTCTACGGTCACGTCAAATAAGATAAAATATTATTCGTCATTAGGTGAGGGTATTAATGATTGGAATTTAACTACAGGTTCACCAGCATTTGCAACAATATCGAGTGGTAATGTCGTAACATCCAATGATAATGTAAATCTAATTAGATTATTTGCTGGTTCATATTCCCCTATTTTAGGTAATAATGTTAGTCAAAATATAGTGAATGGTGGTACATTACTGGTATCACAAGGATTTTCTTCACCAACCTCACCAAACGGAAATATTATTTCACCAACATACGGTAATACTTTAAGTGTAAATATTAGTGGTTCAAACCCAAAATTAATTATTAGGAGTGATAGTTTACCGACATCTGATAATCAGACTTTTGGTTTTAGTAACCATAATAGTATGGCTTTTCACTTGAATAGAGATTTTGCGGTATTTAAAGTTGACGCTGACGGCAGTGAATCGTTAAGTGAAAATGGTTTTGACACTAGTGATGGTGCGGAATCTTTAGATGATGAGTTTAATAATAATGCATCAATCAATAGTGTTACGGATTCTTTTTCATGTGCAAATATGGTACCACTAGAATGTTACCAACCGGGTCCAAATAACACCATAATAGTTATACCAAATTGTCCGAGTAACACTAATCCAACATTAGTTAAGAATGGGTGTTATACTTTATTACAGAAACCATATTTCAAGATTGGTAGAGATATTGGTAACTTTACTGAGTGGAAGGCTAGATTTAGAATGATGTTTGGTATATGCCGTAATGTAATGTCATTAACATTTGTAAATAACTGGGTAAACGGTACGTTATATATGTATTCTTTTCAAAAACAAGATGTTTATAGTAATGATATTAACGATACAAAATTCTTAACATCACCAGATTATGATTATTGTAAAGACACGATTTCGTACCAAGAAATAAATAATTCATTTTTCTACAGAGCATCACCATTTAACAATGGTAGTTTCACAGGTAAATTACCTCCACTTAAAAATGGCGGTACTACTTACCCTGGTCAAAATAATGTGATGTTAGGTAACCCTACGACTATTATGGATTTGGGACCTAGAGACGAATTTTTACAGGAGATATGTTTTAATGATGACTATCAGGGGTATATTATTGATAGTGTTAGTTCGACGTCCTATAAAGATACCTCAGATTTATTACAAGTTTTTATTATAAGTAGACTATCAAATGCTAACTGGCTTGGTCAAATAACTGGTCTTGGTAATGCATCAATAAGAAAATTATTTAGTAGAGAAAACCAAAGATTAGACGGTGATTTATCCCAATTAATTAGTATTAACTCAGAATTTGGTGTCACACCTTTCTTAGGTAATAATTACTCTGGAGATGCAATATACTACGATGTGAATTCAAACGACCCAAATATTGGGATATTCTTTGAGGGGAATACTATTGATAGAGACTTAATAACACCAGGAAGGGTAACATTTAGAGACAATCAAGTGTCTAGTCCGTTATTTAATTACTATGGTTTTAAAGACCAAGAAATACCGTTCCATCCATGGTCTCCTAAAAATAACTTAGTGATTTTTGGTGACGAGGATAATGATTGGTCATATAAAAATACTACAAGTAGTATATACACGGTAAATTACCAATCTATTGATAGGTTAACTAACCCACATACGTTTCCATCTTCAATACAGACACCAACTAGTGAAAAACCAGGATTTATATATAATTCAAAATTAACTGGTACTAATATTACGTATGATAGTCAAGGGACATATAAAAATAAGTTGTTAGTTGGTGCACCCTATCATTTTTATTTTGGTCTTAGGTCGGGTAAATCTGCGATGAACAAATATATTGATAAATTTATACTTAACCAAGAAATATTATGAGTAAGGAACCAAACAATATAAGAATAGTTCCGAGCGAAAAACAGTATAAAGGGGCTCCCACTTTAGATAGTGGATTACCAATTACTTTAGAAGGTCAGAAAAGACAAATGGTTGAAGGTGACCGTACAGTTATATTAAATTTAGCTGAAAGGTTTGATAAAGAACGTCAATCGTCTAACACTATAAGAATTACGGGTAAATTAAGTAATATTTTTGATAATATATATACTGGTAAAACAACATATTATCCATTTAGAAATGATTTATATTATGTAGACGCTCTTAACTCAGTTACTAGTAATGATTGGAGAGGGTACCCACAATATGATGAGTTTAGTTTCTTAAGGACTGAAGGTATAGATGGTCATGTTGATTTAGTCACAAAAAGTGCAACGACATATAATTGGACTATGTATCTATCATATGCGTTTGAAAATGTAACTGCTCAGACAATGTCCTACACCAATGAAAAATTAAGTGCTACGACATTATTTAATGTAAGTGACGGTATTCCATTCGTAATGAAAAAAAGGAAGGTAAGTGGTAAAGAACTGATTACCTTTTACTGTGGTGGAAATCATAATTTAAGTATTGGAGAGTACGCTAAATTATCATTTGACTACAATGGAGAATATTATTTTCAAGTTTATGAATTGGGTGATGAGGAATATAAAAGTGATTTAAATGTTTTTTCTATATATGATTTAGGGTATACGGGAACTACGTTTGGTGATGGTGTAACGGGTACATTTAAAAGGGTTATTAATAAAAATAATTCAGACGAAACCACATCAAAATATTATGTCAGAAAACACAAAATATTAACAGACATTAAGGATTATAATTTGGCTAGAATGGGTTTTGAAAACATTCCATTTAATAATAATTCAAAATTAGAATATTCGGCACTAACGCCAAATAATGTACAACGAGTTTCAGTTAGAAATAGTTCACAAACAGCATCCTATACATTCGAAAAAGACATTGATATATCGAAATATAGGGATAACCAAGATAGACCCTTAACTGAATTATTTGTAACGATTCTTAATAAGGGTTATATGGGTTGGTTTAATAAGCCGTCTCCAACAAATCAAAACACCTCAATTAATATAGGTTGGGAATTTAATCGTCTTGAAAATGTGGTGGATAATTGGTGGTTACCGACTAATAGTAACAATAAAGATAATATACCATTATCAACATACACCAAAAATGGTAAACAATTTTATTATAATGAAAATTTATCAAATGGTGACGAACTATTAGGTGATTTTTGTGAATGGAATGACTTTTTAATGACTGAAAATGTAATATCGCCACTTTTACATAAATATAGTTTTAATGTTGACCACTTTTTTATGAGAAATAATCCTGCGGTTCCTATTGGTTATGTTTATTACCCTTATCATAAAATTAACGTAAAAGAATTTTCGTCGTATGTTGAAACAGGTAACGTAAAGGATGTTGATAATATTCCTGATTATGCGTTTTACTCAAATTTTGAGGGGAGATGGAGATGGAGAGACCTTTATCCTTACGGATATGTTGATAGTGAAGGTGTTGGTGTTGATTACCCATTTTTAAATGGTGCTCATTATCCCTTTAAAGACATAAACTTTTATCAGATGTCACCACAAGTAAGATACAGTGGTTTAAATATGATAGTACAACCAATAATTGATAATTGTGAATAAGTATAGATTTTCAGATAATGGGGTAGAAAGGGAACTTCAGATACCAATAGAACAATTTTGGGATGTTAATGGCCGTGAAGACGCTATTGAAATATATGAACAAGATGTTGTTGAACAAGTGATAAATCCTACTGAGGATTTTGAAGTAACTAGATTTGACCATGAATCATATCGAATAGTAAATAAAGACCCAGATGTTCCTCAAACCGAATTTAAATCAAGTGTTAATTATGAGTTTTATTTTTTACCTGATAATGTGGATGTAACAGGTGCAACATCTAGTGATTGGGTCAATAACTATAACGCTGCAGGATTTACAAATAAAGAAATATATTATAGTGCAAATTCTTATAAAAATAGTTTTTTTAAATTAGATTTTTATGACACAAATGAGAGTCAAAGTCAACAGATATATTTTACCATAATTCTACCTTCATATCAGGGACAAACTAATAATGTTAATATAGGTTCAAATACCGTCCCTAAAAATGTGAATGTTAGAATACCAACATATCATTTAGATTATATAGGTGATAAAGAGGGGTTCTTTGTGTATTGGTTAAAAGATAGGGGTTATATCAATTTAGATGAATTTTATATGTCTGTAAAACATTTTAATGGTAAGACAGGTGAATTCACTAGAATGATGATTGAACCACAAACGTTAATGGCAAACATATTCACCTTTAATAAAGAAGATAAGTTTTATACTAAAATAGTACTCGACTATGATAATTATCAATATAAACTAACTGATTTAAATGGTATAAGAATTGGTACAACAGGTAATCCTGTGAAGTTTTACGAATACGTTAATCCATAATGAAAACCGATAGAACATATATTAAAATTTCACCTGAAGTGTTAAAAGATGACATTGTTCAGGAAACTTATAGTGGTAATACTTTTGGTGTGTATTCGGGTATGAGTGAAATACTTAGTGGTGGTACGGGTGGTTCTTCATTATTAACGGGTTTAACAATACCATTAGTGTTTACACAATCCTTTAATGATTTGGGTTACTACACACCATTTGACGGTTATCTTTTGCAGAAAGATGTGGTCAATAACTTTGTTTATTCTGCCAGTACTGCAAGTGGTTATGATATTAAAGTCTTTAATACGTCTGATAGGGATTTTAAAAAGTTTTTAAAGTTAGCCAACTATGTTATTGATTGGGGAGACGGGTTATCTACACAAACAATTAATGATACAACACCTTCATTCTTAACGCACACCTATGCAAGTAGCGGTGATTATAAAATAACCATTACTCAAACGAATCCATGGGGTACAACGGAAGTTAAAAAAACTATTACTATTCCGATGACCGGAGTTACGATATCAAATCAACAAGGTAATATAACTTTTACACCTCAAGGTGGTAGTTGGTCAGGAACACCATTAAATTACAACTTTATTTTTAGTGGTGACGCGGAGAATAATATAAATTCGCAAATTTCATCAAATTATGTGTCTGTACCTTTTTTAGTTTCAGGGTATACTATAAGTCAGTTAACAAGTTTAAGTAGTTATGGTTCTATTAGGTACGCAACTAATGTCCCTATTTTTAAAAACGGTGATTTATTGGGTGTGATAGATGAGATAAACCCACAATATACCGCATATACTATTAATGAGGTTACTTATTATGATTACCCAGATGGGTCGACAATATATATTCAAAAATCCTCAGGAATTACTGAAAATGACATCAGTGTTAGTGCGATTACAAAACAAGAGGTATTATTAGACATGGTTTCTTCACCAGAAATACAGAGTGAAGTATTTATAGACAGAGGCAAGAACTCAGCTTTTGAAGGATTAGAAAGATTGGGTGAAGTTGATAACCTTGGAGACCTAACTAGATATGGTTATGGTTTCTATAAAATTAATGAAACTTAAAAAATGGCATTAGGAACTTACGGAATTACAAGACCCGCAGATATGTCTCCAGAAGACGTTGAAATCATTATGAACTACACACCAAGTAGAGATGTGACTGAAGACTTTGTACTTAAAGAATTAGATGCGGCTTCTTTATTGACGCCTTATTTCCACAACAACGACACTGGTGGGAATACAAATGAAATTTTGGGTGGTATGTATAATTTACGTTTACCCGCAAATGAATTTAATCAAACAGGTATATATACACTATATATTCGTCCTGCAGAGATTAGAACAACAATAACAGATTGTGGTGTTTTATCTGCGTTACCTAACGTTAAAGGTATTATTGTTGATTTAAATAATGTTGATGCCAAGTTTAGAAATAAATTTGTGGCACAAGGATTAGTTGGGTTTAGAGTTGAATATCTAAACGATAATGGGACTAAAATACCTAACTTTTACAGAATTGTAACATCTTCATTTTATTGTGAGCCAGTAACTACTAATTTAACTAATAGTTCACAAAAAAGTATTCGATATCGATATGTTGAGAATGGTAGTGATTTATTGTTCTGTACGTTATCGCCTTCAAGTGCTCCGTCAAACAAACCTAACGCAACACCATTCATTGGTCAACCTGACCAAGACATTATAATTACTAATACATATTTTAATCCAATTACATTAGATATTGAAATGGCTGAACATGATATCGATACATTAGCGATTGCACTTTACGGTAATCAGACTAAGAGTATGGAAGATGGTATTTACACAATTTATGACCCATCAAATAATATCTACAAACAATATAACTTGTTTGAGATTAGAGATGAGTTTAATAATCTATTGTATGAGGTTCGTCAGGATAGAGGTGATAATATCGATTTCAGTAAAAACTTCAATGATGTAATTGATTAATGGCTAGTAATAAAAAATATCGTTTTCCACCCGCTCCACCTTCAGGACAGGACACATTCTCACCCGATTTGGTTGGGTTTCAACTTGTTGATGGTGGTGGTTTAACTCAGGGTAATTTTGAGTTCACGACTTCAGTTGTCGAAAAGGTTAATAGAACCTTTAACACAGGTGTATTTTCAAATCCGTTCACATTGGAGAATATGGATTTGGTTAGTTTGGAAGAGTCGAGAAAAATTATTGCTCGTAACTACGGTGTTTACCCAAACTATGATATTTCTGTTGTAACTAACTTTTCTTTATATGGTTCATTACAAAAGAGACTTTCATCATCAATTACAAAGATAATTAATTATTTCCCTGCGGCATTAGAGGTTGATAAAATTTATACAGATTTTACAACTGCAAATACGGTATATAATATTTCTTATGATGTTATAGATGACGAAACTACATTTAATATTGATGTTGCTCGTATAAAAAATCCATTTGATATTGATTATAGTACGATGGCTGACAGGAATATGTCACTTCGACCAATGGATGTTTCTCCGTACAGAAACTTAACTAGACAATTCTTAAAGTATTCTTTATTTATTGGAACAGGTGAGACGGAATATAAATTACAGGACTTTACGCCGTCAACTTCATTATCTTCAGGTACTTTAGAGGTTGTGGTTGCAGGTAATCCATATAGTGGAGTTACTTTTTCAACTGAGGACATTACATTACGACCTAGTAAATTCTATACTGAAGAAATTTTTGATGATTCATTTGACGAAATTGAGAAATTCTTATTAAATAGGTTAATATCTCCAAAATACACCGCAATGTTCAGGGTCCCTAGAGAAACTGAACAGGGTAAGTATTATACGTCTGTTGAAAATATTACTTGGCCGGTATTAGGTTTATGGAATTTAGATACGCAGACTGTAGGGTATGAAAATTACTTAAGTAGGATTAATGAAGTGGCGGAACTAATGGACCGTTATAAAACAAACCTAATCAGTAGATTTTTAGTAACAGGTTCATTTAAAGATTTCGATACGTCTGACCAAAAGATGGAGAAAGTTCTACAAATTTATGGTAGAAGTTTTGATGAGACAAAAAAATTCATAGATGCCTTAGCATTTATGAATAATGTTAATTATAACCCTAAAAATGATATACCGTCTGTATTATTAAAGAATTTAGCGCAAACATTAGGGTTTGAAACAAATAATTCGCCAATAAGTCAGGATGACTTTTTAACTGCAGTATTCGGGACAAAGAATCAATCCATATATCCTGGTCAAACTAGAGATAAAACACCTCAGGAATTAGATTACGAATATTACAGAAAGATAATAATCAATTCAGGGTTTTTATATAAGTCAAAAGGAACAAGAACCGCAATAGATTTCTTAATGAGGATGGTGGGTGCACCAAAAGCATTAATTGAATTTAATGAGACCGTTTATGTGGCGGATGGACCTATAAACCTTAAACAATTTAATCAAGAGTATGATGAGATAACTAGTGGGACTAAATTAAATATTTTACCTGTATTAGTGCCTAGTGACACATACAACGTTAAAGGAGTTACATATACAGGATTTACTCCACAAGCCATAACATCTTTTGTTGAGGATGTAAGAACTGACTATCCGATGGATGAATACGGATATCCTACTGCGGTACCACAAACGGACAGTTATTTTTTCGAGATGGGTTCAGGATGGTTCGAACAAACACCTAAACATAGGTCAAATGAAACTATTGATATACAGAATTCTAACTTTACAGGTCAGAACACAAATATACAAACATCATTAGAACCATATAGTTTTGGTGAAAAATACTTTAATAGATTTAGAGACTTCCCTAATATGAATTTAGGGTATACCTTAACACCAATTAAAGATAACTTAAAATCATGGTCTAGTACCGAAACAGGGTTAAGAAAAAGTAACGGTATTTTCAATTCTTATTATGATGTAACCGATGAAAGATTAGTATTAAATAGAAAGAATATTGAGTTATACCTCAATATGGGTCAGGGATTGGAGTATGACGTTTGGAACATGAGTAGAAATACTGGATACCCAATACCTGCAACTGGATTAACTTATCCTTACCCTACTGTTGGTGGTATTGATTGGACGGTTATAAATCCAAGACCAAAAGAGAAATCATTCTTTGAGTTTGCTCAGACATTCTATAAGAATATGATTAATGTTAGAAACCGACAAACATCGAGTGGTGGGTATGTAACGTTATCGTCATTATATTGGAAATATTTAACGTCGGGAGTGGATGTAAATATACCATCAAATCAATACACGTACCAAAAGATGATTGACTTCACTAATGGTATTGGTGACTATTGGATGAGATTAGTGGAACAAGTTGTTCCAGCGTCAACATTGTGGTTGGGTGGTCAGAAAATGGAGAATTCAGAATTCCATAGACAAAAACATAACTATAAACTACAAAGGGGTTGTGAGATTGTTGACATAGAATGTGAGCCTTGTGAAATTGAAGGTCCGTTATGGAAGTACGATTGTGCTAAACAAATTGTTGAGTGTGATTTTTATCCTACATCGACCTTCCAAAGTATACTAAACCAACAAGTTAACACTATTGTATCATCAAGTGGATATACTACTAATCAATGTGATTTAAATAGTGTTGTTTCTGATTGGTATATAGACTTAAGGTTAGATGGTAATATATTAGTTCAACAACAATTTTTTACGGGGTACGGTTTCTCATCGTCACCAACAAATAATGATTGGTTAAATGCGGCAATTACACATTTCCAGTATTTATATCAATATGGTTTAAGTTACACTATAAGTGGAAACACAATAACTTTTACAAATATAGGGTGTGACCCAAATTTTACAAACAAAACAATCACCTTGAACGTGGGTATAAACATAACAATTAACTGTGGATAATAATGGTCGGTCAGTGTGCGATATTAGAATGTTGTGATAACAGTGCTGTAAGGGCGAGAATTGATAGTTTTCAAGGCAACTTTCCGGTAAATATTGCGGTAAATAATATATACTCTATTTCTGTCGCAGGTAAGAGTTCATGTTTTAAGGTAATTCATTTAAGTGCTCCCTGTACTTATTCTGGTACGTGGGGATATACCGTTCCTGTTAGTGCTTTATTTACTGGTGGGGCATATGTTAATTGTGGTCAGTGTTATTTAGCCGAACCAAAGATAGGTAACTGTACCGATGTTTTGGAAGCTGTCACCCCAACACCTACTCCAACGGCTTCGGTTACACCAACGCCACCAGTTACTCCAACATATACTCCAACGGCTTCGGTTACACCAACGCCATCAGTTACACCAACATATACTCCAACGGCTTCGGTTACACCAACATCATCTGTTCCTACTCATGTATGGCTTTCTGCTTGTACTGGTGTTATGGTATATATGGTTAATTATTCAACATGGACTCCCGCACCGACTACAGGTACAGTATTTATAGAAAATGACGATATAATTCCCGAAGGATGTTATACTTTAATTAATGATGTGCCGTCTGACCCTCCCTTTGATTTAACAGGAGATGTGACTTCACCGTTGAGTGGATGTAAAGACCCATTATGTGTGATAACTCCAACACCGACACAGTCAGTTACGCCGACACACACTCCAACTAATACGGTGACACCTACTAATACTCCTACCGCATCAGTAACCCCAACATCTTCTGTTACTCCGACACCATCGGTAACGGCGACCTCTACTGTGACTCCAACACATACGCCAACACAAACAGCTCAGGTAACACCAACATATACTCCAACACATACTCTTACTCGAACACCTGGTGGGACTCCACCAGTTACGCCAACATATACGCCAACATATACACCATCAGTTACATCGTCAGTTACACCGTCAGTTACTTTATCGGTTACACCTACTCAAACACCAACAAATACTCCGAGTGAAACACCTGGTGGGGCGCCAACACAAACACCAACACCTACAACTCCATGTAATAGATTGGTAAACCCTTCATTTGATATCTTTATGTCGGATTTAGGCCCATGTCCATCTGAGTGTACTGGTACAACAACAGGTGGGGGGTCAACTTATGATAATACAAATTGTACCTCGGCTACTACGTTCAACTTTTATCCTGAAGAATGTATTCCTGGTTGGGAAACAACTGACTCGAGTAGGTTAATCGAAATATGGGCATCAGGATATCAAGGGGTTCCTGCTTATCAAGGTAGTCACTTTGCTGAGATTAATGCACAGTCATCGGCTGCTCAATCATTATTCCAAACATTTACTGCTGTCAGTGGTGCTAGTTATCAAGTTCAATTCGCACATAGAGGTAGGACAGGTTTTCTTAATACGTTAAAAGTAGGTCTTAGTGGTGCAACAAGTGGTTTGAATTTCTTCCCTGGTGAATATACGGGTTTAACAGGTTCATGGACACTAAATGCTATTAATTTCACTGCGACTGAGACAGATTATAATCTTGTATTCTCGGCTACTTCGGCACAGGCAGGTGGTAACTTCTTGGATGCGATTGATGTGGTGTGTCCACAGGATTTCGTTACTCAAACGCCAACACCAACACCAACATATACGCCAACATATACGCCAACAGTTACGGTATCTAAAACACCTGCGGTTACACCATCACCATCTGCTAGTGGAGATTGTTATAATGCAATTATTAGTGGTTCATATGAGTATGTTGATTGTTGTGATGCATATCAACAAGGTTTTACTCAAGAACCAATATCTGTTAAGATTAATACTTTATATTCTTACAATGCTGATGTAATAACCTTAGGTTCATTAACAACACAGGATTGTAATCCTACAGATTTGGGTTATAGTTTTTCAACTACGGGTACTTGTGAATCAGGATTTGGTTCAATAACAATATTTCCTACAGGTGGTGTTCCTCCGTATACTATATCTAACGTAATTCCTGGTACATTATCTGGTGGTACATCAGTAAATCCATTCTCATGGACTGGATTAAGTGAGGGTACTTATACATTCGTACTAAACGATAGTTTAGGTGATGTAAATAACCAAATTAATATTAATGTGATTATTGATGGTTGTCTTAGTGCGACTATTAATGATTTTTCAGGTACGACATGTGGTCAAGATAATGGATACATTAGTGTAAGTGGTAGTACAGATGATTTACCGTATAATTATCAGATTTATAAAGATGGTATTTTATATACTAATGGGTCAACTAGTAATAATCCTTTCACAATACTTGGACTACCTAATGGAACATACTACTCTATTGTAACCGATTATGGTGGTAGTAGTGCACAAACACAGAGTGTTGTTATTACATCTATAAGTACGTTGGAATTCGGCCTTGATGTTAAAAATACTTCTTATTGTGGAATAGGTGGTGGTAGTATAAGTGTAACAGGATTAACGGGTACACCACCGTACACTTATTTGTGGAGTAATAATGAAACAACATCAAGTATTAGCGGGTTAACGGTTGGTAATTATTTTGTAACTGTTACAGATGATAATGATTGTGAATTAACCAAGAGTGGGGTAATTAACCCATCAGACCCGATAGGGGTGATATCTTATGAATCTATACCAACTTCATGCTTAAGTCAAGATGGTGAAGTTACGGTATTTATAAGTGGAGGGACTGCACCATATACATATTTAGGTCAAAATGGTCATTCAGGTACCACTTCTAATACAAATTTCACATTTACTGGGTGTTCATCAGGTAATTTTACATTTTCAATAACAGATTCGCAAAGCTGTACTTACAATGATAATGTTTTTATTGGGAATGTTGGTGGTATATCTAGTGTTAGTCCCCAATTAAACTATATTAACTGTAATAGTTTAGGTGTATTAACTTTAACTGTTGTTGGTAATGGGGGTCCTTATACCTACGGGTATACTGGACAAACTTCGGGTGGAACATCTACTATTACCACATCTAACACCCAAACACAATTTAATAACTTAGTTGGTGACACATATGACTACTCTATTAAAACATCTGATGGGTGTTGTTATACAGGACAAACAATAGTCACACCAACACCTAAGTTCACAATAGATGTTAATTTAACAGGTAGTACTTGTGGTTTTGATAATGGGTCGATTCAGGTTATACCTAATAGTGGTTATACAGGACCATTAGATTATATTCTTTCTGATGGACAATCAATAATTGATACACCATTAAGTGCATTCACCTTTAGTAACTTACCAATGGGTAATTACACAGTGACTGTTATAGATGCTTTAGGTTGTAGTGTTAGTCAAGTAAGATACCTAAGTGGTACCACAGGTGTTAATGCAGTCATTACTGTAACTCCTGGAACCTATTCAACTCCAGATGTATTAAGTGCTACGACATTAAGTGGTGTTGCACCATTTACGTATTTATGGAACGATGGTTCAACAGGAACCACAATAAGTGCAAGTACTGTTGGTACGTACAGTGTAACTGTAACTGATAGTAATGGATGTGAAGGTGTTGCAACATACACGATTAGTGATGTTAAAGAAGTTGTAAGTTCATTCCCATTAGTTAATATATGTAGTGATACTTTTGATACTACGGTTATGACTAAACGAGGGTTCTATGAGTTATTAAATGATGGTTACTTAGATTTAGTTGATAGTTTAGGTTTAACAGGGTGTACATTAGTAAGTGCAGTGTTTAATTATGATATTAGTTATGATGGTAGTACCGCAACTGGTAGTTTCTATACTGGTTACACATTAAATGATGTACCATCAGATATATTATGGGCAAATACACTGGAGTCTGTTATCATATTATTACCTGGAATACAAGGAGTCAGTGTTGACCCTATAACTAATAGTATAAAAATAACGGGGGATTGTGAAACTAATGAGTTTGTAGATATTGACGTGGTTATTGATTATGTGTTGGATTGTCCATCTACCACACCAACACCAACGCCGACAATTACTCCGACAATTACTCCGACAATTACTCCGACAATTTCATTAACTCCAAGTATTACCCCATCAATTACTCCATCACCAACATTACCTGTTAGCGGATGTACGTGTGTGGATTTTGATAATAATATATGGTCCGTTGCTGATGATGGTAACACATATACTGAATATGTTGATTGTAATGGAGATACTGTGACATTCACTGCTAATACAGGAAATGCCGGTACCAATTATTATCTTTGTATTTCAGGTGGGACTGCTGGTGTTGGTGATACTACAGTGACTATTACTGGTACTACATATAGTTCTGCGGGTTCCGGTTATCCATTCCGACCTCTTGGAATTGGTAATCCTTATGCAATGGATATTGCTGACTGGGCATATTACTCATGTGTTAATGGTGTTTGTGGACCAACTATAACCCCAACTCAAACTCCGACTAATACTCAGACTGAAACACCAACAATGACACCAACACAAACAGTAACAAGTACGGTGACACAAACTCCAAGTATTAGTCCAACAATCACTATGACTATGACACCTAGTAATACTGCGGGCGTTAGTCAAACACCTACACCAACAATTAGTAATACACCAACAAGTACACCGCAATCAACGGTGACGGTAACACCAACTAATACAATAACACCGACACATACTGAGACTGCGTCTGTCACGCCAACAATGACTCCAACGGTATCGGTTTCTGATACACCAGGGGTTAGTCAAACTCCGACGCCGACAATTTCATCGACACCTGATGTTACGCCAACAATTACTCCGACAAATACTGCTTCAGTAACGTCAACACCTGATGTTACACCAACAATTACTCCGACAAATACTCAGTCTGAAACACCAACACCTACCCCAACAATTAGTGAAACGGTAACTCCAACAGTAACACCAACAATTAGTGAAACGGTAACTCCAACAGTAACACCAACAATTAGTGAAACGGTAACTCCAACAGTAACACCAACAATTAGTGAAACTGCGACACCAACACCTACCCCAACAATTAGTGAAACATCAACACCAACAGTAACCCCATCAATTAGTGAAACGGCAACTCCAACAATTACACCAAGTAGTTCAGTACCATCAGTAAGTCAAACACCTACACCATCACCAAACTATGTTGAGATATACTTCTCAGGATGTTGTGAGTCAGGAGATACTCAGGTATTTAGAATGAGTGTCTCACCAGTATTAGCAAGTGAGATTAGTCAAGCGATTGCTTTCGGTAAGACTACATTGTATTTACAAAATCAAGCGGGAATCAGTAACCAATGTGTAAGTTTCTATGAACCAGGTACAGGTTTAGAAACTAATTTAGGTATTATTAGTGGTGAATTTATAGATGTTAACGGTGGTCCGTGGACTGGTGACCCGAATGATGCATACTTAGACTGTGAAGTGTGTACATCGGATGAAGAACACCCATGTCCTGTAGTTACGAATTATGTTATTAGGGAAGTGTTATATGGTAGCTCATGTTTGGAGGTTGAAATAGATTACATAGCGTCTTCAAGTATTGGTCCGTTAAATATTAACTCATACGTTAAGGTATCACAAGATAATAAGTGTTATATTGTTAAATCTACGACCACCGCTACACCGACACTTACAGTTACTCAACAAAATGTATCGTGTGAATTATGTAATACAGGTGTTGTGTCTATGATTGAAATTAACGATTTCAATAACTGTACAGGTCCAGTTACTGTATATTATGGTGATATTTCAGGATTAAGTACATCACCTCAAAATGGTGATTTTGTTAAGGGAACTAATTTAGTATGTTATAGGGTTCAGTCTTATGTGGATAACACACCAAATGTAATACTTTCAGGTGGTCCATGGAATTCATGTACAAGTTGCCAAACATAAAAAAAAATAAATGGAAAATAACCCCTCTACGAAGGGGTTTTCTATTTAAATGGAAAACATTTAAAAAAGTAAAGTATTTTAAGAGGTAATTTACGAAATATAAACTATTTATTATAAAAGAAAATAAAATGTCATCAATTATACTAAGGTTAACCTTATCATCGAATTCACTTGGTCCGTTTACTGTAACTGTAACACCTCCTGTCGGTTGGGGAACTCCTAGCCCACTTATAAATGGTCAAAACTCGCCTGTTTCAAATATAACAAGAGAAGATTTAAAGGGTGGTATTCCTATTACCGAACTTGTTGGTACACCAGGTGGAACCTTATACACGGTTAGGGTAGAGAATGACGACCCTTATTGTAATGATAATGCAATTGAGAAAGTTATTAGTGTTGATGGTCAAGGTGAGATTGTGGTTATTAGTACTGAGGTTTTTGAGGGTAATTCAACACACGCAATTTACTCTGCGTCAATTGCGTCGGTGAAATCTGAAGATTTAGTCGTTAAGTTTAGTAATACTATTGGTACGACAGTAGGTGGTTCAATAACATTTTCACCTACCATAACAATTTTAGCCGGTCAATTAAGTGGTCAATCAGATGAATTAATTAATCCTTTAAATTATGATTTAGTTGACAGAGGAAATGTTAGTTACAGTGATTTTTTATATAATGGTCAACCATCTATAGGTGGTGATTTTGGTAGTATTAATGATATTACATTCTCAGGTACTCCATCTCCAACACCAACATCAACGCCAACTCCAACACCTTCAAGTGGTGTTGTGGTATCACCAACACCTACAAGTACGGTGACTCCAAGTGTTACTCCATCATCTACAATTAGTGGTGTTACACCAACTCCGACAGTTTCTGTTTCGGTGTCTAATACTCCTGGTGTGTCTCAAACACCAACAGCAACGGTAACATCGACTCCACAAGCGACAGTTACTCCATCGGTTACGCCGTCAGTTTCAGTATCTAATACTCCAGGTGTTAGTCAGACACCTACACCGACTAATACTGTAACACCGTCTAACACACCTGCAGTTACTTCGACAAGTACACCAACAGGTACTCCTGTAACTACTTCAACAAATACTCAAACACCGACACCTACATCGACAGTGACTTCAACACCAACAGGTACACCGGTGTCAACGGTAACTCCAACACCATCTAATACTCCAGGTGTTAGTCAGACTCCAACACCAACTAATAGTGTTACACCAACATCTACACCTCAATCAACTGTAACGGTTACACCGTCTAACACCGCTACACCGACACAGACACCTAATGCTACATCAACACCAACACCTACTGTAACTGCATCTGTTACTTCAACACCTGCGTCTACGTCTACACCAACACCAACGGTATCGGTTTCTGATACTCCAGGTGTTAGTCAGACTCCAACGCCGACAATTTCGTCTACTCCTGATGTTACACCAACGAATACTCCAACAGCGTCAGTAACACCATCGGTAACGAATACTGTTTCTCCGACGGCTACTCCAACAAGTACACCTCAACCTACGGTGACTACGACACCTTCAAATACGCCGACAGGAACACCTGTTGCGACGGCTACACCAACAAATACGCCATCGGTTACTTCATCGGTTACGCCGACAGTTACTCCTTCAGTAACATTAACAAGTACACCGACAGGTACACCTGGTGGTACATCTACCCCAACACCAACGGCTTCGGTAACACCTTCAGTGACTGCGGAAGTAACACCTACTCCATCAGTAACTGCGTCAGTGACACCTTCTGCTACTGCAGCGGTAACACCAACACCGTCAGTTACTTCATCAGTAACTCCATCACCAACGGCTGATGTGACACCAACACCGTCAGTTACGGCTTCAGTAACTCCATCATCTACACCTGGGGCAACATCGACTCCGGCACCGACTAGTACGGTAACTCCTTCAGTTACGGCATCGGTTACATCTACACCTCAACCAACAAGAACATCAACACCAACAGTAACTTCTTCAGTGACTCCATCGGTTAGTCCAACTCAGACTGTTACTCCATCGATATCAGTTACACCAACGTCATCAGTAACTCCTTCAGTTACAGGAACACCGGCACCGACTAAGTCACCAACGCCGACGGTAACTCCGTCATCGACTCCGCCAGAGATTCAGCAAGTTTACTTTAATGCTGGTCCTGAATTAGGTAAACCAGTACCTGAAGAGTTATGTGAAACTGTAGATTTCTCAGTTTACACAAATAGATTCGTTAATGTTAGTAATGCATCTGTAGGGGACTTAGTATTCTTAGACTCTGATTTAGCAACACCATTTAATGGTTTAGATTTATGGTATGATGCTGGTAACACATTGAATGGTCTTGGAATTGTTAAGTTTAGAATTGATGTTGCGGGTGCTATTACTCAAATTGCTGAGTGTCCAGTACCACCATCGGCTACTCCGACAAGTACACCAACAGTAACTCCATCGAGTACACCTGAAGTTACGGTTACTCCTTCAGTGACACCAACGTCTTCAGTAACTCCTTCAGTTACGGGTACACCTGCTCCGACTAAATCACCAACACCAACAGTGACGCCATCAGCAACTCCACCTGAGATTGAAGATTCATTCTTAAGTGCTGGTCCTGAATTAGGTAAAGCGAATCCTGAAGAGTTATGTGAAACTGTAGACTTTACAATCTACACAAATAGATTCATTAATGTGTTAGATGCTTCGGTCGGTGATGTAATTTTCTTAGACTCTGATTTAGCAACACCATTTAATGGTTTAGATTTATGGTATGATGCTGGTAACACATTGAATGGTCTTGGAATTGTTAAGTTTAGAATTGATGTTGCGGGTGCTATTACTCAAATTGCTGAGTGTCCAGTACCACCATCGGCTACTCCGACAAGTACACCAACAACTACTCCAACACCAACAGTAACTCCGAGTACTAGTGTGACGCCATCTACATCGCTTACACCGACACCAAGTGTTACGAGTTCAATGACTCCAACGACTTCGTTTACTCCAACGCCAACTAAAACTCCGACGGTAACTCCGTCAAGTGCGGCTAATTCACCGGCCTACCTATTAATTGAAAATGAGGCGGATGCAACAAACATAGGAACGTTTATGTTTAATGCTGGTGCTGCTTTCTATGGGTTCAATAACGGTAGTGGACCAACAAGTAGTAGTGATATGGCATCATATATGAGTTACTTTAATCAAAATGCAGGTACAGGATTAGTTCCTGCAATTGTGACATCAGATATACCTCAAACTTCAGGTGGTAATGATTCATTTGGTAATCCAATTGAACAATATAAGTTCTTAACGGTCGAAATACCTTCAGGTACTGTTAGAGGTAACGCATGGTATACTTGGTTAATACCTGATGAATCAATAGGTGGGCCAGGTACGGCTAACAGAGCAAGAGAAATTGAAGTTTCCTACGGTTCGGGTGCACAAGGATTATCGAATAAAGTTATGACTACGGCATACTTTAACTATACGGTTGTTAACCCAACAGGGTATTTAAATGGTACATATAGAGTTTACACTACTTATGGTTCGGAAGACTTTAGATTGGATAATACGACAACAACCATATTCTTTAAGGGTGGTTTGGTATCGTGATAACTATTTATAATTAAACATATAACTAATGAGTTTTACCTATAAAAATCCAATTTCATCCACACAGATAACAGCGACTAATTCAGTCGATAGAGAGAAGGTGTTTGGTACGAACTTCAGTGTGCTTCAAACAGGTGGGTACATGGAGGTTTACAATCTTTCTGACCTTAAATTTACAATACCTGATGGTGATACTGGTCAAATTGAATTTACGGGTAATACTATTCCTGTTAACTATTCTAAGAGGACTTTGCCATTCTTACCTGATAACTTAACTCTTAATTCTGATAATATTTCATCGGGGCGTAGAAGATTAGGTATGTTAGTTTATGTACATGAAACACAACTAACTTATCAGTATACAATTTCTAATTTTGAAACTTTATGGGATAACGCCTCAGGTTCAACTACTGAATCTGATTATACAACAACTGTAAGTACCAGTACTGATGGGGGTACAAATTTTATTGATGCGTGGTTAGATTCTTCAGTTGAAGGTCAGGGTGGTGTTACACGAGAAAATGCACGTTGGAAAATTTTCTACGGTACGGATTGGGAAATAACTGGTGGTACTTATAACTCAGGAACAGGTACTTTATCATTAGATAACAATACGGGTGGTACAATCAACGTAACAGGGTTTACCTCAGAAACTTATGGACCAATGAGTTCTAATGTGCTTGGATTAGGTAAACTATTTAGTGATATTCCTCAAAATATACCAGTACAGGAGGTAAGTGAGGTTGTAGAAAGAACTTATGGTATTCAGTTTAATGAAAATCAACAGTTGGTGGTTAATGTACCATGGGAAAATGGTGTAGGAACAGTGACATCTGTAACCGCAACTACAGTTGGTACAGCTTTAGATGTCTCAGTTGCAAATGAGACTAGTAGACCCAATTTATCATTTACCTTTGCCGGTGCATCAACTGACTATATAAATGGGTCAGGTGATTTAATTGCTTTATCAACACTTCCACAAGGAACTATAGAAGAGATAACCACATCTTGGCCGAATTATGCTGGTACTGCAATGAGTTTGTCACAGACAAATACAAGTGGACCTATTTCACAACTTAATTGGACTGTACAAGGTAATAATACTCAATATATTGATGGTGAATTTAAACTTCAAACATTCCCAACATTACCGGCAACAACTGTTGAGACGATAACAACATCTTTCCCAACTCCGGCAAATCCTGCAATGAGTTTGTCACAGACAAATCCAAGTGGTCCTACCGCACAATTGAATTTTACTGCACAAGGTAATAGTACTCAATATGTGGATGGTACTTTTGCCTTACAAACATTTCCTGATATTAATTTTACAGGTTTAACTACTACGGGGACAACAGGAGTTGCGACTCTTTCAGATGGGGTATTAAACATACCTAATTATGGTGGTGCTGAAGATGATACATACTTAACAGGTGCAACATATGCACCGACAACGTTAACGTTAGGTATGAATGATGGTACTGAGTTTAATGTAGGTGGTTTTGCACCTGAAATAACTGGTGGTACATTGAGTAATGGTACCTTATCACTGTTAGATAACACTAATGGTTCTGTGGAAATTACTGGTTTTACGACTTCAGGTAATCTATACAGTGCTGATGGTCAATTAGAGAGTAATAGAGTTGTTGACCAAAACTCAAATAGTTTAACGTTTAGTGGTGGTTCAGTATCGATGGGTACTGAGACAACATCACCAGTATGTGCGTTATTAGAATTAGCTAGTACAAATCAAGGTCTTCTGATACCAAGGATGACTCAAGTACAACGATTAGCTATAAACACACCCTTACCAGGACTTTTATTATATTGTACAGATACTGATTCAAATGGAGAAGAAGGTATGTATATGTATAAGTCTCAAGGTTGGGTAAACGTGTTATAAGCCTTTTAAAAGGATTAATAAATAAAACAAAAACAAAAAAGAAAAATGGCTACAAATGGTTTAAATTCTTCTTCTACGGGATTGAAATTCACAACTAACGAAATTACTCGCGAAATCATTGACAACAGTGGTAGACACGGGTTTGGTACACTATCGCCAGCTACGTTAGTACACATCTCTGGAAGTACAACACCAGTTAGAATTGAAGGTCTTGCATCAGGAACAGATGTGAGGGTTTTAGCATCTGACGTAAACGGTGTAATGTCTTACCGTGATGACGTATTAGTGTCGGGTGCAATTGCAAACAATACGATAACGTTATCTGATATTGACGGTACAAACACATCTTTAACTGTACAAGCAGTGACAGGTGTAACTTATGGCGGTTCTTGGGATGTTGCTTTGGCAGGTTCAGGAACTATTGGTGCAACTCCTGTTGCATTACCCTTCATTACGTCGGGTTCTTATAATGCAGGAACAATCACATTATCGGTAAATGGTTCTGACGAATCAGATATCACAATTACAGGAATCGATGGTACGGATACTTTCGTATCAGGTGGTTCTTATACCCAATCAACAGGTATTATTGAAGTAACTAGAAATGACGGACAATCTGTTCAGTTAACTGGTTCAATAGACCTAATTGAATCAGGTGCTATTGCGGATAACGTAATAACATTAACTGATAACAAGGGTAATGATAACACATTGACAGTAAACGCAATTGATGATTTATCTTACGATGGAACATATGGTTTAACTGTTGGAGGTACAGGTACAATCTCAAGTTCATTTGAATTACCATTTATTACTGCAGGTTCATTAGATATACCTACAGGTGATTTAACACTTTCTATTAATGGTGGTCTTGAGTCTGACATAGTAATTAGTGGTTTTGCAACTTCAGCGTCTGATACTTTTGTAACAGGTGCGACGTTCTCAAGTGGTACTGCAACATTAACAAGAAATGATGGTAATATTGTTGATATTGCTGGTATTTGGACAAACGTTCCAAACTCAGCTTTAGTAAATGACAGTGTAACTGTTGGTACTACGGAGATTGACTTAGGTGCGTCTTCAACTACGTTAGCTGGTTTGACATCTGTAACTTCTACTGCGTTTAGTGGTAACTTAACAGGTGATGTTACAGGTAACGCTGATACTGCTACGGCTTTAGCGTCGGGACAAAACTTCTCAATTAGTGGTGATATCACAGCGTCAGCAATTTCGTTTGATGGTACAGGTGCAGTTGCATTGAGTGCTTCAATTGATTCGGATGCGGTTACTACGATTAAAATTCTTGATGGTAATGTAACAAATGCTAAATTAGCTAATTCAAGTCTAACAGTTGGTACAACATCAATTAGTTTAGGTGCATCTTCAACTACACTCGCTGGTTTAACTTCGGTTACCTCAACATCTTTTGTTGGTAGCTTAACAGGTAATGCTAGTGGTACTGCAGGTTCATTGGCATCGGCACAAGATTTCTCGATTAGTGGTGATATCACGGCATCGGCGATTTCGTTTGATGGTACAGGTGCAGTTGCATTGAGTGCTTCAATTGATAATGATTCTGTAACTACTGATAAGATACTTAATAGTAATGTAACAAATGCTAAATTAGCTAACTCAGATATTACATTCGCAGGTACTTCAGGTTCTGACTCTGATGTTGCTTTGGGTACTTCATTATCTTTCACTTCTACAGATGGTTCTGTAGTTGCGGCTGGTAACGGTGCAGGTGCTATCAACTTATCTGTAAGTTCTGGTAACATCTCGTTATTCACAGTTTCAGGTGATACAGGTTCTGTTGTTCCAAATGGTGATTCAACAATCACATGGGTTGGTGGAACAGGTATTGATACATCAATCGTTGGTGATAGTTTAACGGTGGCAATTGACTCTTCAGTTGTAACATTAGACGGTTCACAAACGTTGACAAACAAGACAATTAACGCATCTCAATTAGTTGATTCTTCTGTATCTAATGCTAAGTTAGCTAACTCATCATTAACATTGGCGGGTGATAGTGGAACTCAAACATTAGAGTTGGGTGATACATCAACGTTCTCAGGTGGTGACGGTATTGGTACTGTGGCTCAGTCTACGGATACGTTGGTTATTTCAGTTGATGATACATTTGTTGAAGTTGTTTCAAGAAAAGGTTCAGCTAACGGTTACGCAGCACTTGATGCTAACGGTAGAGTACCTTCTTCACAATTACCTTCTTCGGCATTTGAATACAAAGGTAACTGGAATGCGGCAACTAACACTCCAACATTAGCTGATGGAACAGGTGATTCAGGTGATATGTATCGTGTTTCTGTTGCAGGTAATCAAGATTTAGGTAGTGGTACAATTGATTTTCAGATTGGTGACTACCTTCTTTATAATGGTGCTCAATGGGACAAGATTGATAATACTGACTCAGTAAGTTCTGTAAACGGAGCGACAGGTGCTGTTGTTTTAGATACTGATGATATCGCTCAAGGTTCAACTAACCTTTACGATAAAGTAGTTTCTTTATCTAACGGTACAGGTATAACAACTTCAGGTACGTATCCTAACTTCACAATCACTAACACTGATTTAGGTTCTACTCAGAACATCTTTAAAACGATAAATTTACCTTCAGGTGTTGACCCAACAGCGGGTTCAAACACTGATACGTTAAACTTCACATCTTCAGATTCATCTGTAACCATCAGTGGTACAGGTTCAAATACTGTGGATATTGTAGTTGGTGCGTCAGTTAACACTAACATCTTTAATAGTGATGGAACATTAGGTGGTAATAGAACAGTTACACAAAATAGTAACACGTTAGCGTTTACTGGTGGTGACTTCACAGTTGATGGAACTACATTAGTAGTTGATGAGAGTGCATCTGCAGTCGCAATCGGAGCTTCGGCACCAGCAGCAAGTGCAGTTCTTGAAGTGTCGTCAACAACAAAAGGTTTCTTATTCCCAAGGATGACGGAAACGCAGAGAGACGCAATCGGAAGTCCGGCAACAGGTTTGTTGGTGTACCAAACCGATGGAGACGAGGGTGTCTACATCTATAAATCGTTTGGATGGGTACAAGTAATATAATTTACTCTGTAAATTATTATACAAGTATTTATCTTTAGATAATACAGGGAGGGGGTTAAACCTCTCCCGAAGCCTTAAATAAAAAAAAGAGAGTTAAACATGGCAACAAAAAACGGAGTTTTCTATAGTAATATATCAGGTATTAATCTGAGAACAAATACAACAACGCGTCTTAGCATAGCTAATAACGGGTCAATACAATTTAACGAAGATTATTCTTTCCCAACATCTGATGGGTCAGCGAATACTGTATTATTAACTAACGGTTCAGGTTCACTCTCGTTTTCAACAATACCAAATACTTCGTTAGATAACTCATCAGTAACAATTACCGCAGGTACTTTATTAGACGGTGGGGGTTCAGTATCATTAGGTGGTACTGCAACGTTAAATGTTGACTTGTCTGAATTAACAACATCGACATCGAATACTGATGGTGATTTCTTTGCAGTTATTGACTCTTCAAATGTTCAGAGAAAAATAACTAAAGGTAATATCAATATAAGTGGGTTTAATAATGATGCGGGATACACAACAAATAGTGGTTCTGTAACGTCAGTTGCTATTTCAGGTTCAGACGGTATTGATGTAGATTCAGGTTCACCAATTACTTCTTCAGGTACGATAGCATTAGGTTTATCAAATGTACCTAATAGTTCATTATCAAACTCATCTATAACTATTAATGGTACATCAGTATCTTTAGGTGGTTCAATTAATGTTGGGGACATAACAGGTGTGAGTGCTGGAAATGGTTTAACTGGTGGTGGTACATCAGGTGCGGTTACCCTTAATGTTGATTATACGGGTGTTGATAACATTATTTTATCTGCAACTGACGCAAGTTCACAATCAATTGGACTTAGTTCACATATATTATTTAGTGATGGTTCACAGTTGGTTAATTTCGGATTGGTTTCTGATTTACCATTTAGTAATAATCAGGGTGATATTACCTCAGTAGGTGCAGGAAACGGTTTAACAGGTGGGGGTACTTCAGGAGCAGTTACACTTAATGTTGGTGCAGGTTCACTTATTGATGTTGCTGCAGATACAATATCTGTGGACCTTTCAGAATTAGCGACATCAGTATCTGATGGTGATGGTGATTTCTTCGCGGTAATAGATTCTTCAAATGTACAAAGAAAACTTACTAAATCTAATATTAAATTAAGTGGATTTAATAACGATGCTGGATTTACAACAAATGATGGTACAGTTACATCTGTGGCAATTTCGGGTACAGATGGTATCGATGTTGATTCAGGTTCGCCAATCACAACAAATGGAACAATAACATTAGGATTATCCAACGTACCTAATAGTTCATTAACTAATTCTTCTATTGATATTGCGGGAAGTGATATTTCATTAGGTGGTCAAATAACTGGTGATGATATTATTTCTGATGTTAGTGCCGGTCAAATTACTAACTCACAACTCGTTAATAGTAGTATTACTATTAATGGTAGTCCCATATCATTAGGTGGTACTGTGACAGTTGGTGACATTACTAATATAACCGCAGGTACAGGTTTATCAGGTGGTGGGGCATCTGGTTCAGTGACGGTATCTTTAGATTATACAGGAACCGATAATTTCATTGATTCTGCGACTAATTTAGAAGGTACAGGTATTGGATTAAGCGATACTATAGTTTACCATGATGCTAGTGATAATAATGTTAAGAAAGGTTTAGTTTCCGATTTACCATATACAAATACGTCGGGTACAGTAACATCAGTTGCAATTTCAGGTTCAGATGGTATAGATATAGATTCAGGTTCACCAATCACAAGTTCAGGTACAATTGCCTTAGGATTATCCAACGTACCTAATAGTTCACTGGCAAATTCAAGTATAACCATTAATGGTACTTCAACATCATTAGGGGGTTCTATAACCGTTGGTGATATAACTAACGTAACTGCGGGTACAGGTTTATCGGGTGGGGGGACATCTGGTTCGATTACTGTGAATGTTGATTACTTAGGTACTGATAACATTATTCTTGCTGCGGGTGCATATCCAAATGATATTGAGGATACTGATTATATACTTGTCAGTGATTCTGACAATAATGCTAAAAAAGCATTAATAGCCGCATTACCATATACTAATAGTCAGGGTACAGTTACTTCTGTGGCTATTTCAGGTTCAGACGGTATCGATGTTGATTCAGGTTCGCCAATCACAACAAATGGTACGATTGCATTAGGATTATCCAATGTACCTAATAGTTCGTTAGCGAACTCATCTATCACTGTTACTGGTGGTAATGGATTAACAGGTGGTGGTTCAGCTTCCTTGGGTGGTTCAGTATCCTTAAATGTAGGTGCTGGTACTCTTATTGATGTTGATGGTAGTAATGTTAATGTTGACTTATCTGAATTAACGACATCGACATCCAATGGGGACGGTGATTTCTTTGTGGTTGTAGATTCCTCAAATAATCAGAAGAAACTTACTAAGGGTAATATTAGTAATAGTGGATTTAATAACGACGCAGGATATATAACTTCTGCGGGTAATACTAATATTTATTCTACAGATGGTGCATTATCTTCACTTCGTACTATAAATCAGGTTGGTAATAATCTTGATTTTGCGTCAAGTGCAAATGAAAGTCTAAACATATTTAAATCTATTTCGACACCGTTAAATGTACCTAGAGTATTTATCGAGGCAGATGATGCGTATAGTGATGTGTTATCACTATTAAGTTCGGCTCCAACAGTTGCAATTGCTACGGGATATGATTCAAATCAGACACCTGTATTTAGAGTGGATGGTCAAGGTAACTTAACTGCCACGTCAAAAGCCTTTGACATTCCTCACCCAAATAATGAGAAGAACGCTCAGGGAATGAGACTGAAGCATGGTAACTTGGAGGGACCAGAACACGGTGTTTACATTAGAGGTAGACAACTTAATGATAAGGAGATTGAATTACCTGAATATTGGTTAGATTTAGTAGACCCCGATACAATTACTGTTCAATTAACATCTATAGGTTCACATCAAAATTTATATGTTAAAAAAATTGAGAACAACGTAGTTCATATTGGTAACGGTAACTTATTTAGTAATAAAATTGATTGTTATTACTTTATACAAGCAGAAAGAAAAGATATTGATAAGATTGAAGTGGAGTATATTACAAAATAGAAACCATACAAAAATATAAAAAATAAAAAGAGAGGGTTAAGAAATTAATCCTCTTTTTCGTTTTCTAAGTTTTCGTATAATGATATTAGGTTAAGGGAATTTTCATAATTTTCCTTTAGTACTTCTAACTCTTTAGTATTAACATTAGAATTTAATGCTTTTTCTAAATTGTCTTCAGATTCTTTAACCAAACCTTTTATTGTTTTTAATAGTTTCATATTCATAAATATCACTTTATTATGAATATTCTTTGTTTATTGTTTAATAAAAGAAAAAAATTATGGCAAGAAGAGCACAAAAGATTTTCATACAAGTGGCGTCATATCGAGACCCTGAGTTGGTTAACACAATTGAGGATATGATAATGAATGCGAAAAGACCACAAAACTTAGTATTTGGTATTTGTAGACAATATCATTCTGAAGATGGATTTGACAATTTAGATAAATATAGAGATGACGAACGTTTTCGTATTTTAGATATTCCTTATGAGGACTCTAAAGGTGCGTGTTGGGCAAGACACTCGATTCAACAATTATATGGAGGTGAGATGTATACTTTACAGATTGACTCACATATGAGATTTGCAAAAGATTGGGATGTCGAGATGATTAAAATGGTAAAACAACTCCAAGGTATGGGGATACCAAAACCATTATTGACAGGATATGTTTCATCATTTGACCCTGATAATGACCCAGGTGCTAGAGTACAAGAGCCATGGAGAATGGCATTTGACCGATTTATTCCTGAAGGTGCGGTATTCTTTTTACCTGAGACAATTCCAAATTGGAGAGAGTTAGACACACCAGTACCCGCAAGATTTTACTCTGCTCACTTCTGTTTCACATTAGGTGAGTTCAGTGAAGAGGTACAACACAATCCTGAGTATTACTTCCACGGTGAGGAGATTTCAATAGCTGCAAGAGCATTCACGTGGGGTTATGATATGTTCCACCCACATAAAGTCTTAATTTGGCATGAATATACTCGTAAGGGTAGAACTAAGCAATGGGACGATGACAAAGAATGGGGTAACAAAAACAGTCATTCTCACTTAACTA